AGCCAAGTTGTTTCCATGGACGTGCGCGACACCGTGCAGGCGATTATCCCGTCTCTGATGCGCATATTCCACAGCACCGAGCGCACAGTTGAATACGTCCCGCAAGGCCCAGAAGATGTTGACGCCGCCAAGCAGGCGACGGAATACGCAAACTACATCATCAATCGTGATAACAACGGCTTCCTGCACATGCACGCCGCGTTTAAGGACGCGTTAATTCGCAAGGCTGGCATACTGAAGTGTTACTGGGATGACCAGACACGCTTTGAGACGCACGATTTGACCGGCTTGGACGATAACGCGCTTGCCGCGTTAATGGCGGATCCCGACGCGGAAGTTGAAATCGTCGCATCCGAGATGGTTGGCGAGCCGCAGATTGACCCAATGACTGGCGAAATCGTACCGCCTCCATCAGTGCACGCCGTGCGCATGACTTACGTGCACCCAGACGGGCGTGTTCGTTTAGAGGCAGTGCCGCCGGAAGAGTTCCTGATTTCACGCGAGGCAAAGTCACTTGAGGACAGCGACTACGTTGCTCACCGACGCGTCGTGACCGTGTCTGAACTCGTGGCAATGGGCTACGATTATGACGAAGTGTCTTCCCTCGCGTCCGCGTATGACGAGATGGAGACAAACGTCGAGCGCTACACACGTAACAAGGCGCTCACCAACGAAATGAACGAGCGCTACGATCCGGCGATGAAGAAGGTGCTCTACGTCGAAAACTACATTAAGGTGGACTACGACGGAGACGGCATCGCGGAACTGCGCAAAGTGTGCACCGCTGGCGACGGAAATACGATCCTAGCGAACGAGCCATGCGCGATGGTGCCGTTTGCTGTGTTCTGCCCAGACCCAGAGGCGCACGACTTCTTTGGCATGTCGATCGCGGATACCGTCATGGACATCCAGCGCATTAAGTCGTCGATCATGCGTAATACGCTCGACAGCTTGGCGATGTCTATTCACCCACGCATGGCGATCACCGAGGGCATGGTTAATATCGAGGACGTCCTCTCAACTGAGACGGGCGCCATTATCCGCCAGCGTTCCGCCGGTCAAGTGCAGCCACTTGCGATGCCATTTGTTGGCCAACAGGCGTTTCCGGTTTTGCAGTACATGGACGAGATCAAAGAGGCCCGCACAGGCATCTCAAAGGCGTCTGCAGGCTTGGATGCGGGTGCATTGCAATCATCTACCGCGGCAGCCGTTCAGGCGACTGTCAGCGCCGCACAGCAGCACATTGAGCTGATTGCGCGTATCTTTGCTGAAACCGGAATGAAGCAGCTCTACAAGATTGTGCTGCACCTTCTGACAACGCACCAAGACCGTGCGCGTATGGTTCGCCTGACAAACGAGTTTGTGCCGATTGACCCACGCGTGTGGAACGCCAACATGGACGTTACGATTAACGTCGCACTTGGCCGTGGCTCAGATAGTGAGCGCATGATGATGATGCGACAAATCAGCGACATGCAGAAAGAGGCCATCATGCAGATGGGCCCAGTTAATCCGCTGACAGACATGAGTAAGCTAGCCAACACATTGAAGTCTATGACGGAGCTTGCGGGCTTCAAGGATGCATCGCAATTCTGGTCAGATCCTGCACAGTTCCAAGCGCCGCCGCAGGAGGATAAACCGGACATCAACGAGCAGTTGATCGCGGTGCAAATTCAGCAGATCCAAGCGGACATCCAGAAGAAGGCAGCCGAGCTGCAGCTTGGACGCGAGAAGATGATCATGGAAGACGATCGCAAGCGTGACGAGCTGGATGCGGAGTTGTTCGTGAAGGCAGAAGAAATGAAGGCCAAGTATGGCACGCAACTCAACGTGGAGCAGATCCGCTCTGAGTTGGCAATTAATCGGGAGGTGATGAAGGCGCAAGCCGACATCATAAAGAGTGGAATAGATGGTGAAGACTAAGCAGCAAATCATAGACGACGGGCAGGAGGCTGCCCGTCTCTTACGTGACACCGATCTCATACGTTTTCTGGATGAGACGGAGCAGGATTGCTGGGAGGAGTTCAAGTCGACGAGCACCGGCGATAGAGATGCCCGAGAGGACATCTACATGAAACTGCGCGGTGTACAGGCGTTTCGCCAGAAGCTGCGTGCAATGGAAGATAATGCGACTATTGAAAAAAAGTAGAAATAGCCGCATAATATGGAGCTATAGCAATGTCAGAAGCCAATAACCCGTTAGGGACTGATCTGAACACAGCACAAAATGCCATCAGAGACATGATCGCGCCCCAAGAGGATAACGTGACAGACACTGAGGCGCTTGAGGTTGAAGCCGTTGAGGCGGAGGCCGAAATGCCAGAGAACGCTGAAGAGTACCCTCAAGAGTACGATACAGAGTACGAAGGCGATCACGAGAGCGAAGACGAAGCCGACGAGCAAGGCGACGCATCTTTCGACATACTGGCGGCCACGGTCGAGGTAGATGGAGAAGAGATTACCGTCGAGGAGCTAAAACGCGGAAATCTGAGGCATCGGGATTATACACGTAAAACTCAGGAGCTAGCGGAAGCCCGTCGTGAGATGGCCGCACAAGCTGAAGAGATTGAACGTGAACGTGCTCAATACGCTCAGATGTTACCTGCACTGCAGGAGCGTTTGCAGCAACCGGTTGAACAGGAGCCCGACTGGGACACTCTGTACGATACAGACCCCACGATGGCAGCGAAGGCAGAACGCCAGTGGAGAAAGCAGCAAGAGGAGCGCGCAGCTCAACTTGAGGCAGTCCAAGCTGAGCGTCAGCGTATGGCTCAATTAGAGCAGCAACGCATGGAGCAAATGCAGTCTCGATACTTCGAGGAGCAGCGCCAAATTCTGCCTGAGATCATTCCAGAATGGCGTGACACTGCTGTCGCGTCTAAAGAGGCTAAAGACCTTCGCTCATTCCTCTTAAACGAGGGTTTCACTGAGCAAGATGTCAATGGTCTAACGAATGCGACGCTTGTGAAGCTAGCGAGGAAAGCAATGCTGTACGATCAAGGCCAGACACGCGCAACGGAGGCTAAGCAAAAGCCGAAGACGCAGAAGCCAAGAAAGACGCTAAAAGCTGGATCTCGTGGCTCGCAGCCTAAACCTAGAAGTGAGCAACAACAAGCGCTACAGCGCGCACGTCAAACTGGTCGCATGCAAGATGCTGCGGCTGCAATTAAATCGTTACTCTAGGAGGCCATTATGGCTATCGTATCAAACACATTCACATCGCATGACGGTGTGGGCATCCGCGAAAGTCTTGCAGACGTGATCGCGAATATTTCACCAGAGGAAGTCCCTCTACAATCTAACATTGGCTCAGAAAGCGTAGCCAACACTTACTTCGAGTGGCAGACTGACAGCTTGGCTTCAACAAGCACAACTGCAGTCATCGATGGTGACGACGTGTCATCATTCGACAGCACAGCGGCGACAAGCCGTGTAGGCAACTACACACACATCCGCCGTCGCACCACAATCGTTGCTGACAACTACTCAGCGCTAGACACAGCAGGCCGCAACGACGAACTTGCGTACCAGCTAGCGAAGCGCGGTAAAGAGTTGAAGCGCGACATCGAGGCAGTTTTGACTGCGAACAACGCGCAAGTTGCTGGTAACTCTTCAACAGCTCGTGAGACAGGCGGCTTGGGCGCTTGGGTTGCGACTAACGAGAACGTCGGCACAGGCGGCGGTTTGACAACTGGCGACGGTACAACTGCACGTACAGACGGCACTCAGCGTGACTTCACTGAGACAATGCTGAAAGACGCAATGCAGCAGGCGTTCGTTTCTGGCGGTCAGCCAAGCATCTTGATGGTAGGCCCACACAACAAGACAGTTGTATCAGGCTTCGCAGGTATCGCGGCACAGCGTTACCAAGCGCCATCAGACGCGCCAACAACAATCATCGGTGCGGCTGACGTCTACTTGTCAGACTTCGGCACATTGAATGTTGTTGCTAACCGCTTCTCTCGTGAGCGTGACGCATGGTTGCTAGACCCAGAGTACGCATCTGTCTGCTACCTACGTCCAATCCAACAAGTTGAGTTGGCGAAGACTGGTGACGCTGAGAAGCGCATGGTCATCGCAGAGTTCGGCTTGAAAGTCTTGAACGAAGCAGCGCACGCTGTTGTCGCAGACTTGAACGTATCATAAAGCTGACGGGGCGGCTTCGGTCGCCCCTCTCATTTCTGGGGGACTTTATGGGACAAAGAAGACTATTTGGACGAGATCCGCTTACCGGCATCACACAATACTGGCACGTCAAAGACAACGGGGAGTATGTCATTGAGACGCAGCAAGATGTCACGGCGATCGCCGAAGCGAATAAGCGTCAATACAACGACACGCCGGATAGATACCGCGATGTCAACAAGGTAGCGTCTATTCCATTAAACGTGTATTATGATCTTAAACGTCGTGGGATTGCAGACGATCCAGTGGCGTTCAAGAAGTGGTTGAACGACCGCGACAACGAAGTATTCAGAACTCGCGCGGGTAGATTGTAGCGTCTAACCGTGGTAAAAAAGGCCAATCTTAGGAGTTTAACATGGCAATTACAACCTACGCAGATTTAAAGACTGCAATCGGGGATTGGCTAAACCGCGCTGACCTTGATGAAAAAATCCCAGACTTTATTGATTTAGCGG